CATCAAAAATAGTAGAATTGGTATCTGATGAATACCAAGACATTAATCCAGTATAGTATTCGTTAATGTGTCCACCGCCGACTATGTTATCATTTGCTTTAATTTGTACAAGATAAGATCCAGTCGGTAATGCTGTAGAATGAATTGGAGTATCTTGCCAATCATCTGTGATTTGAAGAATTGCATTCAATTCATAAATTTGATCTACGTTTGTACCTGAAGTTAATACTAATCCACCATGAGTAATGGTATTAAAAGTAACGTCCGCAGTTGTGTTTAGATCCTGATCGTATGTGGCTCCTCCACCACCGCCACCAGTATTAATGAATGTAATAGATTTCGGATTAGTATTTGCATTAGTTAAAATTGATATACCAGATCCAGCAACGAATCGAATTGTGTCTAAACCATTAGCAACAAGATCGTTTTGACCATTAACTTTCCATGTTTTGAAAGTTGAATTCATCTTAATACTTGCAAGCCCATTACCTAGACCAACAACATCAAATCCAGAATTTGTATCAAATCTTAAAGCTGTTACATTGTTTACTGTGTTTGAAATGTTTCCGTCATCATCAATTAGACCAGTAGTGATACCAACCCATGCTGTATTTTGTAGAGTTCCGTTTGGGAATACAATGCTATTTGATGTATTGAAAGACCAAATACTATTCGCACTTTTTAATCTTATTGCATTAGTATTTGAAACAAGTGTTGTGCTATCAAAAGCAATATTTCCTGTAGTAGAAACATTGTTTCCAGAAATTGTAATTGGTTGAGAGAAATTAAGTTGTCCAGATTGATCAACAGATATCTTAACATTACCAACATTTAAAGATGGTATGACTAAAGAGTTATTGCTACTAGATAACTGTACGCCGCCAAGATTTAATGTATTGCCGCTTAGATATAAATCTCTAAATCTTAATGATGGTGAACCTAGATCGTATGCTACGTTAGCAGTTGGGATTATGTGTCTAGTATTTGTATTTCCAGTTAATGTTATACCAGCAAATGTGACTGTATTTGATGTGTTAAGATTTTGATTATATGTTACTGAAGTATTTGCTTTCGCAAAAGCTGAATTTGCAATGCTTCTAGCAAGTGCATCTATATTTGTTGCGGCTGTAGTTTGAACTGTGTTATCTGGGAATGTTAATGTGCCATCTGCATTAAATGTCCAGTTTTGCGAAAATCCTGAGGTATTGGTCCTAATTTGAACAGTTGCATTAGCGTATAAGTTTACATCTGTCAATCCCATAAACAATGCAGTAGCATCATCATCAGTAGTTGTTAGATATGCGGTGTTAGAACCGTAAGTAGTAAAGTCTAGTTTAGAATTTCCTAATCCAATAATTGGTCCTGCTACTGTTAAGTTACCATTTGCACTAAGGCTAACTGTACTAGCACCGTTAACTAATTGGCTGGTGCCAGTGTTTGCTTTAGCGAATGCTGAGTTAGCTGTAGAGAATGCACTATTAGCAATTGAACGTGCTACGTTATCTGTACCAGCGGCACCACCAGTGTTGGCTTGTGCAAACGCAGATTGTGCAATACTTAATGCAGAGTTTGCTTGTGCATATGCATTGTTAGAAGTTGACCAAACTAGATTGACTGTCGTGTTAACGGCATAGCCAGCAAGACTAATTGTATTTGCGTAATTGTATGCGGCTTGTGCTAATGTAGTTCCAGTATTAGCTTGAATGTATGATGCATTAGCTGTAGAGAATGCGCTGTTGGCTTGTGAGTATGCTAAGTTTGCTGTGTACCACGCATTAGTTGCTCTTGTTCTTGCAATATTGTCAACAGTTCCGCCACCACCGCCAGTCTGTTCTACGAATACAAATTTTTGTGTTGCTTCATCATACGATAAAACATAACCATCAGTAATACTATTTCTATCTACGTCATCTAAGTAACGTAGATTGACTTCACCACCACCATGAGATCCGCCACCGAATCCTTGACCAATGATTGCATTGACTTTATTTTTATATTGATTTACATCTTGTAGTAGAAACTCTTTAAACTTGTTGACTTGCTCTTCTACTACTCTTACATCAGCGTCTTGACCTGGATCGCCCTTCTCTCCTTGTGGACCTTGTTCTCCTTGAGGTCCTGGCGCACCTGCTGGTCCAATGTCACCTTTTTCACCCTTTGCTCCTTGCGCTCCAGGCTTTCCATCTTTACCGTCTAAACCATTTCGACCGTCAATTCCATCTTGACCATCTATGCCGTCACGACCTAGAAGACCATTGATTCCGTCAATACCATCTTTACCTGCTGGACCTTCTTTGCCATCTACTCCAGCAGGACCTTGAATACCTTGCTCACCTTGTATTCCTTGCTCGCCACGATCACCTTTGTCGCCCTTGTCGCCTTTCTCACCGCGCTCGCCTTTAGGACCAGTCGCGCCCATGTATCCTTGAGGACCGACTTCACCGGTATCGCCTTTTTCGCCTTGAGGTCCATGTTCGCCAATGTCTCCCTTTGGACCGACTGGACCCTGCGAACCAGTTTGACCAATGAATCCGCGAGGACCAATAGGACCTTGTGTTCCTTGTGGACCTTCGACATATTCAACGAGAGTTTTCTGTTCGCTACTTTGTTCTTTAATGAAATTAAAAAGTTCTTTCTTTAATTTCTCAATTTCTTTTTTAGTATAAGCAACTGATGTTGCAACAGAAAGTGCTTCGCTAATTATATCTTTTTGCGAATTACTCTTTATTGTCACCCTTTGCCTCTTCAACTAAAGTATCAAAAAATCTTGTCATTGACTTTGATAATTCTTTTTGGTCTGAATCATCAAAAGTTCTTTCATACTCTTCACCCTTTACTTTAATATTGACTTGATGTGATGTTGATGCTGGAGATGGCGCTTCTTGTTGTGGCTGCTCTTCTTCTGGAGGAGCAGTCTCTTCTTTCTCTGCAGCCTCTTCTTCCATTTCTTTATCAATTTCTTTAATGTCTTCTTCGCTTTGTTGTAGAACTTTATTACGAATATGACGAACTGAGAAATACTTTCCAACAAATGGATCGATTGCTTCTAACAAGCCAAGTCTTTCTTTTAGAATCTCAGCACCTTTAAGTTCTGCAAAATGCAAATCAGATTGATAATCATAAGAAATTTCTTCTTTCATTTGTTGCCACTCTTTACGAGTACAAATACCTTTTAGTAACAATTGAGTTTCTAATAACTTGTCAAATAAATGTGAAAATCTTAAACGTAGACGATTGATAAATTTTGAAAACTTTAATTCATCTCTAGTGATTTCTGATGATCTACCCAAAGAGAATCCATTCTCAGAATCTAATCTTGTGATTGGAACGTTTAATGACTTGAATACTTTCTTTTGAAAATATAAAACATCATCAATCTCTCCTAGATTTTGACCACCCTGAAGAGTTGTGATTTCAGTTCCTTTGCCACCTTCTCTTCTTGGCAACCAGAAGTCTTCAAGCATAGTTTGGAATCTTCTATCATCGCGAATCTCTCCAGTTTGTGCATCATATACAATCTTGTTCTTATATCTTTGCATAATGTCGCGAAGATATTGTTCAGCTTTCATCTTTGGTAAATTACCAACGTCAATATAGAAAATTCTACGTTCTGGTGCTCTTGAAATTCTATAGATGACTGTTGCATCTTCAAGCATACGCAACTGATTTAACGGCTTGATTGCTTTATGCAAATGTGAAATAATCACTTTGCCATCTTTGTCTGTGATGCCGGAGTTTATATAACAGATAGCATCTGCAGCAATCTTAATGCCTTGAGATCCATCTCTAGCAAAACCTTTGTCTGAGTAAATAAAGTAATCGACATAGTTTTGTGAAGGAAGTGCATTTACATTTATTTGAGTTTTATCTCTCTTCTGTTCTCTAACTTTACGAATTCTTCTTGGATCCACATAACGAACTTCTTTTAATCCACTTCTTGGATTCTTTTCATCAATGAGCATGTGATAGTAAAGTCTACCATCAACATACCATCTACGAAAAATATCGTAGCCTTGATTATTAAAATCTAAAAGTTTCATAACGAAATGATATTCATCACGAATTTTCTTTTTAATTGATTCTGGTTGTTCAAGTTTATCTAGTACAATTTGAACTGGATAATCACCATCTTCAAAAACTAAAGATTCGTTTACAATGTCTTCAATCGCAGCATCACATTCTGGCTGAAGTGCCATTTCACGATATTTTTTAATTAAATCAGCATCAGATCTAATCTGACCTTCTAAATCAATGTATGTACCGTATACTCCACCGCCAGCTATCGATACTGATGCATCATCATCATTAGCTGGAACGAACGATTTTAATTTCTCTGATTCGGCTTCTTCTTTGCCGATCTTATACCCGAAAAGTTTTATGGCCATTTTTTATTCCTAAAAAACGAATGGGGGCATAATAGCCCCCATCCTGACACTATTACGCATCTATTTATGTATGCGTAAAATTCATATTTTGGAATTAAATATTAAATCTATTTTTTTGTTGTTGTTGATGCTGCCGGCACAGCTGGTGCATCAGCATCAATACTTGTTGCAGTTTCACCAAATAAAACGTGATTATACATGAATGTTACGGTAAACTCTTGAATTGCATCAGTTGTGTCATATGATAAATCAATTGCTGAAACATCTGTTGGGAATGCATCAACTAATTGATATCTACGACTTGCAAGACCATTAGTCTTTAAGTGTGCAATGTCAATAGAAACTTTATAATCAATATCTTGTGTACTACGAATGTTTGCAGTAGCGTCTGGATCATTGATATATTTTAACCATCTATCAAATGCTTTACGCATTGATTGTTGATTATCATTAACGACTGTTATAGTCCAATCTCCATAAGTTCTATCTCCAGGAAGTTTAATTCTTCTTCCTCTATATGGAACTTCAATAACTCCAACAGATAATGCTGGAATTGCTGCAGATTTACATAGGACATTAAAGGTACTATTGAAATTTGAATTTAGCCCAGCAGTTCCAACTCCATTAGGTATACCTGTAGGCAATTGCAAATCTATTTGAAATAGATTTGGTTTTGCTCCAGCATTAAGTGCAGCTCTAAACTGGGAAATGTCAAAAAATGAGGGCTTGGTTGCCATGATTATTCCTTATGTTGATTGTTTATTATAGTTCAGTATAAACAAAATAATCGTATGACCAAGTGCATGTAAATTCTTCAAGTGTATCTGTAGAATCATATGACAAATCAATTGTCGAAATATCACTTGGCCATGCATTTCTTAGTTGACATTTGTATACTACATTTCCACTTAAATCATATTGAGCCACTTCAATAATTCCGAAGTCAGTATCAGCTGCTCCAGTTCTTGATGCATAAGAATTTGTATCACCAAGATTAGTTGGTGCATACGTTCTTTGCAAATCTTCTAGTGCTTTTCTAATTTTTTGATTCTGATCGGACATGATTGTTGTTGTCCAATCAGAAAAAGTTCTATCTCCAGCAATTTTGTAGCGGCGACCAGCAATGAATGGAATTTCAATTGCTCCCAGAGTTGATCCTGGGAGCTGTGCCGCTTTACACAAATATTGAAACTTCGATATCATTTCATTTCCATTTGTATCTGTAGCAGTTCCACCGAATCCTCCAGGAATTGCTAAAGTGACTGTAAATAGATTTGATCTGGCTCCAGTCTTAATCGCCTGTTTTAACTGTTCTAACGTGTTAAATGCCATTTTTATTCTCCGTTATGTTTATATACTGTATTTATCCACCAGTGACTTCGGTAAATGCAACAGTTCCTGCAACAGAGACAAAATTAAGTTGAACAAAGTTAACAGAGCGAATTGGTTGAACAAAAATGTCACAAATAAACTCATTGTTATTTACAACAGTTGGTGGATTGTTTCTTTCGTCACAAATCACGCTAAACGCTGTAATACCTCTTCTAGCTTGCACACTTCTTAGATAAGGAACAACCAAGTTAACGAATGATGCTCTTGTTGTTTCATCATTCTGATCAAATAGAACTGCATTCGCTGCATCAGAAATTGTTCTTTGTAATTCGATGAACAATTTACGAACGTTGATTCTATTTGTCGAAACTGGCTTTGTTGTGAAAGTCTTATCACCGAATAGAACAGTTCCACGACCAACTTGTGTGAACACAGGATTTACTGAAGTCTTATAAAGTGTGTCGCGCTCATCTTGATTTGGATTAAATGCTAGTCTAACTAGATTCTGAACACCGCCGTTTGCATATCCAGCAGGTGATAACCATGGATCTCTTGAAGCATCATTTCTAGCAATGATACCAGCAGTATCTGGATTCAATGGAACATAAACGTATGTGTCATTGTATTTGTCGTACTGATACTTCCATCCACTATCCGCAATAGCATATGTAGAACGTGTGATTGTGTCTGCCCATGTTGCAATTGCAGTTGCTTCTGAACCAGCATTATTAACAACGTTTGCTCTTAGTGGAGAGATACACGCAACAACGTCTTTTCTTGTTTCAGCAACATCGGAGATGATTCTGTTAACAACAGATGCATTTGATTGACCAGTAACAATAATTGTTGCTGGGATTTCTTGCTTGTTTGAAAGTTTTCCAAACGCTGTTGTACGATCACCGTCAGTAATTGTATTACCATCAGAGCCGCCAGCTAAAGAATAAGTCTTTGGTTTAGCAATTGCTGTATATGTTACTGCAGCACCAGATGTGATGAATGCATTACCCCAGTTTGTTCCAGCATTATCATGTGCTGCCCACCAAACATATTGTGAGCGATCATTGATAACTGTTTTATAGTAGTTTGTACCACCATTGTCTGATTTAGCATTAGATCCTTTTGATAGATAACCAAACTTCTCTAA